CTACGACAACCCGGCTGGCACCAGGCGGGCGATCGTGAGCTTCGGGAGGAAGAACGCGAAGACGGCGCTGAGCGCCTTCCTGCTGCTGCTGCACCTGTGCGGCCCGGAGGCGCGGCCGAATTCGCAGCTGTACTCGGCGGCGCAGTCGCGCGAGCAGGCGGCAATCCTGTTCGCGCTGGCAGCCAAGACGGTGCGTCTGTCGCCGAGCCTGAGCCAGTACGTGCTGATCCGGGACACGGCCAAGCAGCTCGCCTGCCAGGAGCTCGGGACGCTGTACCGGGCGCTGTCGGCCGAGGCGAGCACGGCGTACGGTCTGTCGCCGGCGTTCACGGTGCACGACGAGCTCGGCCAGGTGCGCGGGCCGCGCAGCGAGCTGTACGAGGCGCTGGAGACCGCCGCCGGCGCGCAGGAAGAGCCGCTGTCGGTGATCATCAGCACGCAGGCGCCGAATGCGGCCGACCTGCTGTCGATGCTGATCGACGACGCGGCGACGGGTGCTGATCCGCGCACGCGGCTGTTTCTGTTCTCGGCGCCGATGGAGTTCGATCCGTTCTCGGACGAGGCGATCCGCGCGGCGAATCCCGCGTTCGACGAGTTCATGAACCGGAACGAGGTCTGGCAGCAGGCGGCCGAGGCCAAGCGCATGCCGGCGCGCGAGGCGGCGTACCGCAACCTGGTTCTGAACCAGCGCGTCGAGGCGCGCAGCCCGTTTGTGTCGCGGGCGGTGTGGGAGGAAAACCGCGGAGTGCTGGTCGACTACGCCGGCGAGCCGGTCTGGCTGGGCCTGGACCTGTCGGCGGTGTCCGACCTCACGGCACTGGTGGCGGTGTGGAAGACGGCGGCCGGAACTTGGCAGGTGCGGCCGTTCTTCTGGACGCCACAGGTCGGAATCCACGACCGCGCCAAGCGCGACCGGGCGCCGTACGACGCATGGGCGAAGAGCGCCGACCTGCTGACGACGCCGGGCGCCACGGTCGACTACGACTTCGTGGCTGCGCGTCTGCTCGACCTGGCGTCCGAGTGGAACATCGCGGCGGTCGCGTTCGACCGCTGGCGGATCGACGCGTTCAAGAAGGCGCTGTCCGTGGCTGGCGCCGGCGATTCGTTCCTCGAGCTGCTGACCGCGTTCGGGCAGGGATTCCAGAGCATGGGTCCGGCGCTGGACGCGCTTGAGCGCGAGCTGCTCGCGCGGCGCATCGCGCATGGCGGGCATCCGGTGCTGACGATGTGCGCGGCGAATGCCGTGGTCCAGGCCGACCCGGCCGGGAACAGGAAGCTCGCGAAGGACAAGTCGACCGGCCGTATCGACGGCATGGTCGCGCTGGCGATGGCGATCGGGATCACTTCCAAGGCGGACGCCGAGCCGGCGCCAGGAATCACCTTCCTCTGAGGGAGCGTATGGGCGACTGGTACAACGTGGAGCGAGTCAGCCAGCCGGGGAGCGTCATCCTCGCCGCTGCGCTGCCCGCGTTGCGCCAGGCGAACGCCGCGCGTCGCGCCGGCATTGTGCAGGGCCCACTGGCCGTCGACGGCTCGATGTCGATGGCCGAGTTCTCCGACTGGGTGTCCGGCCTGGATTCGCGCGCCACGCTCAACGAGCGCAGCGCGATGTGCGTGTCGTCGGTGTACGCGTGCGTGTCGCTCATCGGCGGGGCGCTGGCGAGTTTGCCGCTCAAGTTCTATCGCGAGACGACCGGCGGGCGCGAGGAATTCAAGCCCGACGAGTGGTGGCTCTTCAACGAGCAGCCGTTTCCGTGTTGGGCCGCGGCGCCGGCGTGGGAATACTCGGCGTGGGCGCTGCTGCTCCAGGGGGACGCGTTCTGGCGCATCCACCGCGCGAGCGATCGGTCCCCGAAGATCGTCGGCTTCGAGCCGCTGCACCCGCGCACGGTCGAGGTGCTGCGCGTGCGCGACCGGCTCGCGTACCGCGTGACGGCGCAGCCGAGCCAGCAGTCGAACGGCCCGACGGTCGTGCTCGACCAGGACGACGTGCTGCACGTCCCGGGGCCTGGGTTCGACGGCCTGCGCGGGCTCTCTCAGATCCGCTATGCGCTCTCGACGCCGGGCATGATCGCAATGTCGGCCGACGACTACGCGAACGCGTTCTTCCAGAACGGCTCGCGGCCCGACTACGCGCTGCAGACCGAGAAGAACCTCGACGCCGGGCAGATCGACAACCTGCGCAACCAGATCGCGGACCGCCACGGTGGCGCGACGAAGGCGTTCAAGCCGATGGTGCTGTCGGGCGGGCTGAAGGTCGCTCCGATCACGATGACCGCGGCCGACTCGCAGCTGATCGAGCAGCGCCGATTCCAGGTCGAGGACATCGCGCGCATCTTCGGCGTCCCGCCATTCATGATCGGCCACACCGAGAAGACGACGAGCTGGGGCTCGGGCGTCGAGCAGATGTCGATCGGCTTCGTGAAGTACACGCTGCAGCGCCACCTGGTGAAGTTCGAGCAGGAGATCAACCGCAAGGTGTTCCGCTACGCGGGACGCTTCTGCGAGTTCGCGACTGCCGGCCTGGAGCGCGGCGACACGAAGACCCGCAACGAGGCGTATCGGATCGCGCTGGGTCGCGCTGGTGAGCCGGCCTGGATGACGGTCAACGAGGTCCGCCGGCGCGAGAACCTGCCGCCGGTCGACGGCGGCGACGAGCTCGCCACGAACGCGGCCGCGGTGCCGCAGGGGACGCAGCAATGAACGGAAACCTGATGCGCCTGTACGCGCGCAACCGCGGCGCGGCCAATCGCAAGTTCGAGGTGTCGGCGGCCGAAGACTCGACGGACGCGACGGTCTACGTCTACGACGTCATCGTCGACAGCGAAGCGGAAGCCGAGTGGTGGGGCGGCGTCGCACCGGGCGCCTTCGTGCGCCAGATCGCCGCGCTCAAGGGCAAGACGATCCACCTGCGATTCAACTGCCCGGGCGGCAGCGTGTTCGGCGCGCGCGCGATGGAGCAGGCGCTGCGCGAGCACGACGGGCACGTCGTGGCGCACATCGACGGCTACGCGGCGAGCGCGGCGTCGTTCCTGATGCTGGCGGCCGACGAGGTCGTGATGGCGCCGGGCGCGATGGTGATGATCCACAACGCGTGGTCGATCGCCTACGGGAACGCCGAGGACATGCTGCAGATGGCTGCGCTGCTCGAGAAGGTCGACGGCACGCTCGTCGAGACCTACTGCGCGCGCACGAAGCAGGACAAGCAGACCGTGTGCGACTGGATGGCTGCCGAGACCTGGTTCACGGCCGAGGAAGCGGTCGCCGCCGGCTTCGCGGACTCGATCGCGACGACCGGAGAGTCCGACCCGAAAGCGAGCGCTCCGGCGTGGGACCTGTCGGCGTACCTGCGCGGCCCAGCGCCGACCGCGCGCGCGAAGACCACCGAGCCGACCGAGCCGACCGCGTGCGACCGCGACGACTACGTGCGCAGGCTCGATCACCTCAACCGAATCGCTGCCTAGCGGCGCTCCGCCTGATAGGCCGATAACGGGCCGCCCTGGCATCTCGCCGGGCGGCCCTTTCTTTTCACAGGAGAGTTCTCATGTCTGGGATTCAAGACCTCCGCGAGCGCCGCGCAGCCAAGGCTCAAGAAGCTCGCAAACTGCTGGACGACCACACCGGCGAGAAGTGGACCGCGAAGGTGAAGGAAGGCGTCGACGCGCTGTACGCCGAGATCGACGCGATCGACGACCAGATCAGTGCGCACAACCGCATGCTGGCGATCGAGGCCGAGAAGGCCGGCGTGAACGCGACGGACGTCGTCAAGCCGCTGAACGCGAAGGACCACGACCCGAAGGGCGCGAAGATGCTCTTCAACAAGTGGCTGCGCGGAGGCGACAACGCGCTGAACGCCGAAGAGTGGGCGTCGATCCGCGCGACGATGTCGACGACGACCGGCTCGGAGGGCGGGTACACGGTGCCGTCGCTCATCAGCGGGCAGCTCTACGAAGCGATGAAGGCGTTCGGAGCGATGCGCCAGGTCGCCGACATCGTCCGCACGGGTGACGGGCGCCCGCTGTCGTTCGCGACTTCGGACGGCACGTCGGAGACCGGCGAGTGGATCGCGCAGAACACGACGGCGACGGCGTCCGACCCGACGTTCTCGACCAAGTCGCTGAACGTGTTCAAGGCGTCGTCCAAGATCGTCGCGGTGCCGTTCGAGCTGCTGCAAGACGCGATCATCGACGTCGAGGCGTTCGTGCGCCAGCGCCTGGCGACGCGCCTCGGTCGTGTCGGTAACACCGGATTCACGGTCGGCACGGGCACGTCCCAGCCGGACGGCGTCGTGCCGCAGGCGAGCTCCGGCAAGGTCGGCACGACCGGCCAGACGGCGACGATCATCTACGACGACCTCGTCGACCTGATCCACGCAGTCGATCCGGCGTACCGCAATGGGCGCTCCTCGTTCATGACGAACGACGCGCTCCTGAAGGTGATCCGCAAGCTGAAGGACTCGCAGAACCGTCCGCTGTGGGTGCCGTCCTTCGATCGAGGGATCGTCGCCGGCGTGGGCGTTTCCTCGCAGGGCGGCTACACGGCCGAGTCGAACCCGGTGGTGTTCGACACCCTCATGGGGTACCCGGTGTGGGTGAACAACGACATGGCGACGCCGGCGGCGAACGCGAAGACGCTGCTGTTCGGCGACTTCTCGTACTACAAGATCCGCGACGCGATGGAGGTGCAGATGTTCCGCTTCACCGACAGCGCGTACACCAAGCTCGGCCAGGTCGGGTTCCTCGCCTGGGTTCGTATGGGCGGCAACCTCGTCGACACGAACGCGGTCAAGTACTACGCGCACTCGGCGACCTGATCCCTGATCTTCCTGGGTGTCTCCTCCGGCCACCTGGTGATGGCCTTCGCCGGGGCGCGCGTCGCCCCGGCCCTTCTTGCGAGGTAGGAAATGGCGAATCCGAAACTCGTCGTCGGCCGAGTGCTGACGGCGGCGAACATCAATGGTGTCGACCACCAGCCGGACGCGCTGGTCGAGGTGACCAGCGAGCAGGCGAAGGATCTGGTGTCCCTCGGGTGCTTCGATACCCATCCCGATGCGGTCACGTACTGCCAGGGCAATGGCGTGGCGGTCGTCCCGTTCGCGGCTCCGCAAGAGCCGGCGCAGTAATCCAGGAGTCCAGAACATGAAACGCTTCCTCCTGCGCGGCCTCGCCGCGCTCGCGCTCGCGCTCGCTTCCATTCCGTTCGTCAGCGCCCAGTCGCTCACCGACTACGCCGAGAACAAGCTCGTCGACGCGGTCCTGCGCGGGCAGTCCCTGGGCGCGCCGGCGACGCTGTACGTCGGCCTGGCGACGGCCGCCTCGAGCTGCGAGACGGGTTCCGTCACCGAGGTGTCGACGTCTGGCACCGCGTACTCGCGCGCGTCCGTCACCTCGAACCTGACGAACTGGGCGGGCACGCAGAGCGCTGGCAGTACGACCGCATCGAGCGGCACCGGCGGCCAGACTTCGAACAACAGCACGATCACGATCGGATCGACTGCCACGGCGAGCTGGGGGACGGTGACGCACTTCTTCCTGGCGGACGCCTCGACGGCCGGGAACATCTGGATCTGCCAGGCGCTGACGACCTCGAAGACGATCAACAACGGCGACCCGGCGCCCACGTTCAGCGCCGGCGCGCTCACCGTCACGTTCCAGTGATCGATGGCTCTCTCGCACGTCAAGTCCGTCACAATCGGTGACTTCACCGGGACGGTGACGGCGTTCCAGTCGAACGGGTCGACGGCGACCGTTGCGGCGAGCGATCTCGTCGCGATGCTTACTAAACGGGAGAGCAAATGACTCCTACTGAACTGAAAGCCGTCATCGACGCCAAGGCGCAGGCGGAACCCGAGTTCGCCGCGCTGCGCGATGTCGGCGACTGCACCGGCATGGCGGCGGCGCTGTCGGTCGGCCGCACCAAGGTCGTCAGCCACATGATCACGGAGCGCGGCGTCATGGCCGCGCTGGGCGTGGTCGCGGGCGAGGCGTTCCTCGAAGGGCTGGAAGCGTTCGCTGCGGCGACGCTGCCCGGCGGCCACCCGCTGGAAGCGGCGCATCCCGGCATCAAGCGGATGATCGGGTGGCTGAAGACCGACGCGGGCCTGGACATCGGCTCGACGCAGGCGCACGCGCTGCTCGACGGGCTGGCTGCGGCTGGTGTGCTGGTGTCCGGCGACGTGGCGACGATCAAGGCGCTGTCGGTCCAGGCCGACGTGATCGGTTGGTACGAGGTCGCCGAAGCGATGAAGGTGGCCTGATATGGCAAACGAAGCCAAGTTCGTCTACGGCACACAAGCCACCATTACTACGTCAGGGGCGGCCACTTCGTCTGCGCAACTGAGCGCGAGCGTCGGGTCGTACGCCACGGCGCAGACCAACGACTACCCCGACGCGGTGTTCATGCTGAAGGTGGCGAGTTCGTCCCCGTTCGGTGGCACGCCGACTGCGGGCAGCACGCTCGACCTTTACGTCGTACCGCAGCAGGTAGACGGTTCCACGGGCGATCAGGTGGCTCCGGCTACGGGTGCGTCCACGGACGCGTACAAGGGCATCTACGTCTGCTCGTTCGTGCTGAAGGCGTCGAACACGGGCAGCGACATGTACGTGGCGTTCGGTTACGGCTTGCCGAAGGAGGGCACGTTCTACCTGTACAACGGCTCGGGTCAGTCGCTCGCGGTGAACTGGAGCCTGTACATGACGCCGCGCACGCTCGGCCCGGCCTGATCGGACCCACCGTGAACCAGCGGGGCGGCGTCGCGAGGCCCGCCCCGTTTTTCATCTGAGCCATGCCGCACATCGTTGTCCCGCGTCGGAGGATTGCGCAGCCTGTCGGGCCTACTGGCGTCGATGCTCGGGCGCTGCTCGGAAGCAAGGTCATCCTAGCGGTTCCGTTCAACGGAGCGCGGGCGTTCGGCCGCGCGGCCGGTCCGATCACGTTCGGGGCGAATGGCAGTCTGGCGGGATCGGCTGTCGGCCTTGCTCTGAATGGCGGATCGTCGGCAGCAATCGCGAGTGTTCCTCTTGACCTGTCCGCGTACAACGCGATCACGGTCAGCGCGTTGGTGTACCTACGCGACGTTTCCGGCCCGGATCACATGATCTGGGAACTCACGTCGGACGGCCTCGCGACGACCGGCGGGTTCGCGCTCTACGCAGCGTCGGGTGGCGGCAAATTTGAGACGGGGCATCACGGCGACGTTGGAATGTCGGCTACCGGGTGGCTTACGGTCCCTGCGAACGGGACGTGGAGCCACATCGCCGTCGTTCACGACTTCTCGGCACCGGCCTGGGTCGAGATGAGGTTTTTCCTGAACGGGGTGGAAAAGTCCCCGTATGTTTGGGACGCTTACCCCGAGAACACGGCTGCGAGCCGCTTCGCGAACAGCACGCTCTACTTTCTGAATCGCGCGATGTCGTCGCTTCCGACCGACGCGATGATGTCGGCGTTCGCGATTCTGGAGGGGAATCAGGCGGCGTATGTGCCGATGCTCGCCGCCAACCCCTGGCAACTCTTCGCCCCCGAGCGCCTCCCCG